AAGCGTATGCACAAAGCCGAAGTGGAAGACCGAGGCACTTATCGTTGGGCACTATACGATGTATTTGGTTTTGATCCAGGCATGTATGGGCGCGGTATGGATTGTGGCTACATGTCACTGCACAACATCATCTACGATGGCCTAGAGCTTGAGGCAATGAATGGTGTCACTCGTTTTGAGGTGATTGATGAAGAAGGTCGCACTTATGTTAATCACTTCAACGAAGATCAGCGAATCAAGTTCAGTCTGCAAGACGATGATAAAACGTTGAAAGTGTTTATTGATAGTAATAGTTGGAAAGAGGATTTATAATGGGTGCATTGATTAGAAACGCGATTCGTACACCGGACGGTACTATTCTCGAAAGTCGACATCGACACGACTTCAAAGAATACACTGACAAGAATGGTGTTACTTACATGATTGATGGTGGTCTGGACTACGTACGAAGATCTATGAATGTAGGCCACCCGGCACAAGACCTTACTGTTTATCTCGAGGACGGACATACACGAGTGAGAGAAGCGTTGACTTGGGGCACGTACGGTCCGAACGGAGATCAGCCTCTTCGATATGTTCGGCTAATGGACATGACGACTGATCATATTCAAGCATGCTTAGATAATGTTCCGACCATGTATCCACAGATTCGAACCGCGATGGAAGATGAGTTATCTTATCGCCGCTCAGTAAAAAATTGGATAGAAGTAACCTCAAAGGAAGTTACACGATGAACGAACGAATTAAAGAACTTTATAAACAAGCGGAAAAATCTGTTGCGTTTCTTAGCAATTCAAAGGAATCTAAAGAGAAAATCATGCTAGAAAAATTCGCCGAGTTGATTGTTATTGAGTGTGCTAGTATATGTTATAATAGCGGTTTGGAGGATTCTGACGCTCATGCACAAAACTTGATGTTCCATTTCAACATTGACAATTGCAGGAATGACAAATGAACGAACTAATCGAACACTGCATGTATGAATCTGGTTTGACCGCACAAGGATGCTGGGACGAACTTGACGATTATGCGAAAGAAGCAATTGAAAGATTTGCGGTGTTGATTGTACGAGAATGTGCTGACATTGCAGATAGAGAGTCTAGCCAACCTTGTGATTCATGCGGTGAGTTAATCAAACAGTATTTCGAAGTTGAGCATCAGAAGTCTGTAGGTAAGCGATTAATGGACAAATACTCCGGAGCACTCTCCGATCTTGCCAAGTAAAAAACATTTAGGAGTTGAGTGATGAAAGAAATCACTGACGAAGAATACGAACTCTTTATTAAAATGCTTCATATATGGAAGCACGGTTCCCCAGAAAAAACTGGCGCATTCTTCATCTGTGGCGAAGCAGGCGAACGAGACGAAATGGGATTGCCAGAACATATTCTTGTTTGTCCTGCTTATGGGTCAGACGGCATGGCAATGTACACTATGAGCAAACCTTACAGCGCGCCGGGATATTAATAATGCTTAAAAAGTATATCTACAGAACTGATCATGGTGTAGGTGAAACTGAGTTTGGGTTGATACTCGATGAAGATCATATGCCGATTTGTTTTGATACTCTTCATGACTGGGTAATGGCACACCTAAAACCTATACATAGAAATTTAGCGTGGAAACTTGTACACGTAGAGGAAGTAACTGAAGATGAAAGTACGAATACGTAAATATCCTACTTGGTTAGGTCCCTATCAACTAGTCGAGAAGCTTTGCTTTTGGGCTAAAGAAGAAAAAGACGAATATGGATTTCCCGAAAAACCAAAATGGGTATTCAACCTCGGAGATAAATTAGCTCATAGTTGGTTGGGAGCTCCTATCTCTCGCGTTGCTAATGCTTGGACTGACTTTCATCATAAGCGCCGAGTGAAAGTGCAGATCGAATCTTGGGATACTTGGAACATGTATACAACCGTTGGCTATATTGTACTGCCGATGTTGAAGCAACTTAAGGAGACTAAGCACGGTTCTCCCTATGTTGATTTAGAAGATGTTCCAGAGTATCTGAGAGTGAATGGCACAACTCGAAACGAAAGCATGCAATATGACTTATTTGCCGACGAGAAGTACGATAGTCTAGCTTGGGATATGACTCATCAGCGTTGGGAATGGGTGTTGAATGAAATCATCTTCGCTTTCGAAAGTATCGTCGGAAATAACGAAGACTGGGAGGATAAGTATCACACCGGTGAAATGGATCGTGTGTATACACCTGTCGATAAGCACGGTAATGAAGTTGATACTGAAGATCCAGAGTTCTTTCGCTGGGACAAAGGTCCTAATGACACATGCCACTTCGATTCAGAAGGATATAAAAAGGAAGCCGATCGCATCGCTAACGGGTTTAGACTATTCGGCAAATACTATCAAGGGTTATGGGATTAATGAACAAAGATTTTTTTAATCCTTATACAGAAGAAATCGAAAATCTAGTCGAGCTCGCAAAGGAAGTTGAGATAGGTGATCCTTTTGACTGGGCAGATGTTTCTATCGATGAAGACGAGGCTTATCGTCTCATGGCAATGAACATTCTATCGATAGATATGAGTAAGCAAGTTGCTGCAGCTACAATTGTAAAGTTGTGTGTAGAGAATATGGTATTAAATATGAGACTTATGCAGAATGCGAACAAGAAGTAAAATTTGGACTATTTGGAAGTACGCGCTCGGAGGATTTTCTGATGACAAGACAGAACCTTATGATGACTACGTGGCTTTGCTTCGTACTATTATCGTCGGCGTTAATTTTATTACATGCTTTTTTATCATAGCAAACATCGTACATAATTGGTAAACAAGAGGCTAATAAAAAATGACATTAAATTACGAAAGACGGAACGCGGTGAATCGCACACGTGAATTGTTATTTGACATTCTTTCGGGAAAGTATCCTGAAGTGGCGCACCACTCAGAGCTTTGGCACGAAGTAAGATCTTGTCTTAAACACTATCCAGGCGAATACTATATGGAGCTTGCACAGGAACAAGCTCCAGAAATTTTTGGTGATTGGGAATACTACCAAAAGAAACCTTGATTACCAGTTAGTAATGTACACCATGAACTGTCTAGGGACTAAAGATTTAAAATCAGGTTTAAATATTTTTTCTTTAAGACTATCATCTTGAAATCTTACTTTATCCATATCAATAAAAGGTTTTAAGAACGAATCTCTCCATTTACAAAACTTTTCTTCTGATCCGTATTGAGCGTCAAGGTGAATCATCACCGCAGTGTGTCTTACTTGCGTAGATAGAAATAGCGCGTTGTCAGGTGTAAGTATGTTGTACTCTGCTCCACACGCACAAATTTTTAGAAAGTCGATCTTTTCGATGTTATAGGTGTCGACTAATTGTCTAAAAGACATTAGTCTAGGTTCTTCGCTGTTTATCACACTTTTCGAAACATACACATTCGAGAGATCAACATCGGTTTTTCCTATCGCAGCATTGATGGCAACGACAGGTGAATGCTCACGGTCTATGATGTGATCGCTGACGTTCTTGATAGCGGTCTTAAGTAAAGCCTTATTAGGTTCAATCATATAAACTTTCGTTGCTCCAGCATCTAGAGATTTAGCCGAAAACAATCCTATGCTAGCTCCAATGTCAACAACGACATCATCGGGTAGTACTTCGTACCACCAATCGTAGTTCTTAGCTACAAACATTTTATAGTGTAAATTTGCTACGTCGTTGATAGATAGCCCGCTGGTATCAGCTTCGAAAGTAAAAGTCTTAGGTCTCATTTTATATCCTCAAGGGTTTGAATAAATAGTATAGAATCAATAAATGGGATTTCTATTATGATCACGAATTATTTATCTACCGGTGGGTTCGACATCAAAATATCGAGACTACCTAATGTAGAATTTTTCTCGCAAAAGCTATTACTTCCCAGTGTTACTGCTAACCCAGTTGAAACACAGACACCGCTGCGCGCAATGTACAGCGTATCTGATCACATGAGATTTGCCGACTTCGATTTATCATTCATCATAGACGAAAACATGGAGAACTATCGAGAGGTTTTCGACTGGATCGTTGGATTCGGAACACCTGATAATCTAAATCAATACAAAAGACTCGAAGCTTCGAAAGAAGGTTTAGTCTCAGACGTTTCTGTTATTTTGCTTAATAGTCACAAGAATCCTAACGTTAGGTTTAACTTTATCAATTGTTTTCCTATCGGCCTCACACCAGTGTCTTTTGACATGTCTCAGCAAGACGTTCAATACGCAGAAGCAACAGTAACTCTAAGGTATGACGCTTTTACTATTGAGAAGTTATAGTTGACATTTTGATTTAACTGTGGTATAATAGCACAGTTATAAATTCAAATTAGGTTTAAATTATGGATACAAATGACATTTCTGCTTTGTGGGCAGCTGACGCTCCCATCGATGAGACTAACCTCGTAGGTGAGAGCAAGCGAATTCCATTGCTTCACAGCAAGTACTACAACCTATATTATCGTGAAGTTTTGCGAGTCAAGAAGCTCAAAGCCGAGTACAAAGAACTTGAAGCACTCAAGCGCGAGTACTACGATGGAAGCATTGACGAGCAGACGCTTCGTGAGAAAGGGTGGAAACCTTTTCAGCTTAAAGTGTTAAGAGCTGATTTAGATAAATACGTACAGGCGGATAAGGATATTATCAAACTCAGTTTGACGATTGACTTCCATTCGGCTAACGCGAATTTCTTAGAAGACATCATTAAGACGATTCATAGCCGAAACTTCGTAATTAAGAATATGATAGACATACTTAAATTTCAATCTGGTGATTATTAATGTTTAAAGCAGTACTGAAATTCTTCGAGAGACCTTTAGAGGACAACCCAGTGGATAAGGTGATCATCGAAAAATTGCCGGGATCAGAAAACAAGACTGTGAATGAAATATATCAGTCGAGATGGGTATGGTATCACACGCTTCTAGCCATCGAGCTCTTCTTCACTAACGTACTGCTACTATTAATTTTATTTGTGTTAGCATTTAAATAAAAAGGAAATGCTTTTTTCGTCATGAGCGAATTGATTAAGATCGAATACATTGACTCTGTGTACATGAAGGTATCTGCTGATTCAGGTACTCTCATGGAGATTGCTGAGTATTTTTCGTTTCGACCTGAAGGGTATCAATTCAATCCCCGCTATAAAGCTCGCGTATGGGACGGAATCATTCGTCTCTTTCAGCCAATGAGACCAAAGCTATACGTCGGTCTCTTTCCACATCTTAAAAAATTCTGCGAAGATCGAGGATACGATATTCAGGCTCCCGACAATATAGGAGCCGATGAAGTATTCGATGACGACTATGCTGTTCAACTCGCAGAAGAAATTAAATGCAAGTACACACCAAGAGATTATCAGAACGAGTATATCGTGAACGCTCTTCGAAAGCGTCGTTCTCTATCACTTAGTCCTACTTCTTCTGGTAAGTCATTAATCATTTATCTGATTCAGCAACACTACTATCAAGCTTTCGGACACCGTACACTCATCATCGTTCCGACGATATCGCTAGTACATCAGATGGCCGGCGACTTCGTTGACTACGGCTGTGATGAGAGTATCATTTATCGTATTCAAGGTGGTGTTGATAAGAATACTAAAGCTCCTATCGTAATCAGTACTTGGCAATCTCTAATTAAACAACCCAAAGAATGGTTCGACCAGTTTCGAGTCGTGCTAGGTGATGAAGCACATACGTTCCAGGCGAAGTCTCTTACGACTATCATGGAGAAGCTTACTAACTGTGAGTATAGGCATGGGTTCACTGGTACGCTAAAATCATCAGAAAGCAAAACTCACCGCATGGTGTTGGAAGGTTGTTTCGGACAAGTAAAGCGCTACGTCAATACTAAGAAGTTAATGGAAGACGGAACGGTAGCGGACTTTAAAGTCAAAGCGATCGTCTTGTCTCATAGTAACGAGACTCGAAAAGTTTTTAAAGATGCTATAAGTAAGATCAAGGAAGGAACAAAGAAGTGGCCTGCAGAACGCGAGTTTATTGTAAACCACGAGAAGCGCAATAACTTTATTCGTAATCTCGTTCACAGCCTCGAAGGCCAAAACAATCTCATTCTCTTTGATCTGGTAGAGAAGCACGGTAAAGTACTTGAGCCTCTACTTCAAAAAGAAGGTAGAGAACTACACTTTATTTACGGTGGAACGACAGGAGAGGAGCGTGAACGTATTCGACATTTGGTGGAAAATGATGAAAGAAAATGCCATGATATACTTGCATCTTATGGCGTGTTTTCAACTGGTGTAAATTTACGAAGACTCGATAACGTGATCTTCGCTTCGGGTTCGAAGTCCGAGATCAAAGTTTTACAGAGTATTGGTAGAACTTTAAGAAAGGCTGATGATTCGAATAAGGCTACGCTATATGATATAGCTGATGATCTTTCTGTCGGAGAGTCTTTTGAGAACTATACGCTTAAACATTTTAAAAAGCGGATAGAAATTTATGGGCAAGAAGAATTTGCTTTTAAGATATTCACAGTTGAGATATAGATCTATCTTAAAACCGGTGGTAGGATTATAACACCTATTTTCTGAAATGTCAATAGGTAATTGAAAAAAAATTGAAAAAAACACTAAAACAGTTGACAATTAAGCAAATTTGTTATAGAATATAAATCTTTTATAATGGGGTAAAACTATAAAATGGCAAAGAAACGAAACTATGTGAACAACCCAGATCTTTTGCAGGCGCTGATTGACTATAGAGAAGCGTGTAAAGAAGCAGAAGATAGCGGAGACAAAATCCCTCAAGTTCCAGAATATATCGGCAAATGTATCTTACTTATAGCGCAACGCTTAGCTACTAAACCTAACTTCTCTGGATACTCCTATAAAGAAGAAATGATCTCGGACGGAATCGAAAACTGCTTGCAGTACATTCATAATTTCGATCCAGAAAAATCTTCTAATCCCTTCGCGTATTTTACGCAGATCATTTGGTTTGCTTTTCTTCGCCGCATTCAAAAAGAAAAGAAACAAACCTACATCAAATTTAAAGCATCTCAAAACATGTTAACACAGTCCCTCATTGAAGACTCTAACGAGGATCCTATTCAAATGTATGAACCTCCTGAATATATGAGCGAATTCATTGAGGATTTCGAAAACAAACTTAAGAATAAGAAAGACGAGGACGAAGAAGAATGAAAGTATTAGTATTTGGACTTCCAGGTTCAGGGAAGAGCACTCTAGCTGAGCCACTCGCAGAATTAGTAAATGGTGTCTGGTTAAACGCAGACGCAGTACGTAAAGAATATGATGACTGGGACTTCAGTGACGAAGGACGAATGCGTCAAGCAATGCGCATGCGCTACCTGTCTGATGGTGTGTCAAAAGCCGGAAAGATTGCGATCACCGATTTTGTATGCCCATTCCAAAAAGCGCGAGATTCGTTCGATCCTGACTACACTATCTGGTTAGACACGATTAAAGAAGGTCGCTTTGAAGATACGAATAAAATCTTCGAAAAACCTCGGCACGTTGACTACCACATCACAGAATGGTTTCCTGACACACATAAAAATCTAAAACCTTTAATAGAAAGAGCATTCGCACAATGGTTGAAAAGGTAAGTCGTAAACGTCACATCGCTAAAACGCTTACATGGAGAGTACTAGCAACAACAGATACTTTTATCATCGCATGGTTGATTACAGGTCAGGTTGATTGGGCCGCGGGTATCGCTAGTATAGAAGTAGCTACAAAGATGGTATTGTACTACTGGCACGAACGGTTATGGTACAATCACATCAAATATGGAGTAAACAAAGATGTATAATTCTACTTTCGATTTTAAGAAGCCTACGGTACAAATGTTAGGTCGCTGGCAACCTTGGCATCCAGGTCATACTGCTTTATTCAAAAAAGCCTTGACATTGACCGGACAAGTTGTTATAATGGTACGTGAAGTATATGGTTTTGACGGAGACGCAGGCGCGGGTCGTACGAATGATCAGTCTGATAATCCTTTCGGCGAGATCACAGTTATAGATAATATTAAATCTGCATTAGAAGCCGAGGGTTATTACGATGGAGAGCATTATATTATTATGTGTGTTCCTAATATCGTTGATATTTCTTATGGGCGTGGCGTGGGTTATACTTTTACTGAACATGATCTTGGAGAGGATGTACACGCTATTAGCGCGACTAAGATCCGTGAAAAAATGAGAGAAGAAGGAAAATTATGAATTTAGTATATTATCCGAATCCGATTCTTAGCACAGAGTTAGCAGATGTTAACGTTCAAGAGCCTGGATTCGACCCTGTGAAATTGAAAGAAGATATGGTTAACCTTATGGTAAAGAACAAGGGCCTCGGTCTGAGTGCTTGCCAAGTAGGTCTTAACTATAAGCTATTCGTAATGGGTGAGAGTCCCAGCACGTCGATGATGGTTATCAATCCTGAAATTCTTGAAGAAAACTTTGAAGAGGAAATTGAATTCGAAGGATGTTTAAGTTTTCCAGGCGTTTTTGTTAAAATGCCGAGAGCGAAGTCTGTTACTGCTAAGTGGTTAGACGAAAACTTCGAAGTTCATGAAGGTACTATTGAAGGATACGGAGCAAGATGTTTTCTACACGAGTACGATCACTTACACGGAGTAACATATAAAGATAAAGTTTCTCGACTTAAGTGGGATCGAGCTGTTAAGAAAAAAGAAAAAGTAAACAAACAACGTATGCGGCTAGTTGATTATTTCAGTAAACTCGAAGCTGCTAAAGCGTCAGTACAACCTAAAGAAGAAGTATTAGACTTAAACACTTCTAAGGAATAAAACATGAAAATAGCTATCGTAACCGATATTCATATCGGTGCACGTGGTGATAGCCGCGTATTTCACGAAGTTCAGCGAAAGTTCTTCCAAGAAGTATTCTTTCCTTATATCGACGAGCACGACATCAAGGTCGTATTTGACTTAGGTGATACGTTCGATCGTCGTAAGTATATTAACTACGTGAGCTTACAGAAAGGTAAAGAGTTCTTATTTGACGAACTTGCAAAGCGAGATCTTCAATTCCACGCATTGATCGGTAACCATGATACGTATTACAGTAACATGAATGATGTTAATAGTATGGATCTTCTGTTACAAGAATATCCGAACTTTAAACTCTATCAAGACAAAGCCGAACACCTTACTCTCGGTTCAACTAAGTTTCTTATGCTTCCTTGGATCAGTAAAGAAAACGCTGAGTATAACTTAAAGATGGTCGCTGAATCCGATGCTAACATAGTTATGGGACACCTTGAAGTGAAAGGATTCGAGATGATGAAAGGTTCTCTGTGTACTCACGGTCTCGACATGAGCGTGTTTAAAAGCTTTGAATCCGTTTACTCAGGTCACTTCCACCACCCATCAAGATACGGTAACGTCGAGTACTTAGGTGCTCCTTACGAAATGACTTGGTCTGACTACAATGGTGCTCGTGGCTTCCATGTATTCGACACTGAAACTCGTGAGATGGAAAAGATTCTGAATCCGAATCGTGTGTTCTTTAAGATCGACTATGATGACGAAGACTGGACGATTGATGATGTTGCTTCGATGGACTTAGATAGATATAAGGATACTTTTATAAAAGTTATCGTTAAGAATCGTACCAACGCATATCTTTATGACCTTTTCATGAATAGGTTATCAGAATGTGGTGCGGTTGATGTGAAAGCTATCGACGACAATCTCAATCTTGAATCAGCAGGTGTTGAAGAGATTCTCGACGAAACAAAAGACACCACTGAAATTTTACATAATTACATCGACTCTCTAGATACTTCTGTTGAAAAATCTAAGATCAAAAGAGTGATCGATGGTCTGTATAGCGAGGCTTTAAGTTTGTAATGCGAATTCATTTTAAGAAGGTAAAATATAAAAACATTCTATCTACCGGTAATAATTTTACCACTATCGAGCTTGATGGCTCACCTACAACTCTAATTACTGGTAGCAACGGTTCAGGTAAAAGTACTCTACTCGACGCGATCGTGTTCGGCCTATACGGTAAACCTTTCCGTAAGATTAATAAGATTCAGCTTGTTAACTCTATCAATCAGAAAGCTATGTTGGTAGAGATTTACTTTTCTGTGGGCATGGTTAACTACATGGTTCGTCGAGGAATGAAGCCTAACGTCTTTGAAATCTATAAAGATGGTGAGATGATTAACCAAGACGCGGCTGCTCGTGACTACCAGAGTTACCTCGAAAGCAATATCCTCGGTATCAATTATAAGTCCTTCAACCAGATCGTCGTACTTGGTAGTGCAACGTATGTTCCTTTTATGGAGCTACCAGCACAACAACGACGTGAAATCATCGAGGACTTACTCGACATTCAAGTGTTTAGTACGATGGGTCTACTCGCTAAAGATCAGATTACAGCTAACAAGCAAATGATTAGTGAGAACTCGTATAAGACCGAAAGTACAGACAGCAGCATTAAGCTCGTGAAAGAAAACAACGAAGAGATTCGTAAGATTCGAGAAACAGAAGCCGAAAAGATTCGTGATAAGATGAAGACTTATATCGACGAAGTTGAGTCTAAAAAAGAAGCAATTGAAACCGTAGAAGAAGACATCAGAGTTCTCTATGAATCGATTGCAGATAAAAAAGATTTAAGAACGAAGTTCGATAAAGCAAACACTCTACGAGCTGATATGGAACGTAATCGCTTGAACTTCGAAAAAGAACTGAGCTTCTATCACGATAACGATAATTGTCCAACCTGCAAACAAGGAATTGACCATGATTTTAAAAATAATGTCGTGGAAGAAAAATCCAAGCGGAAGCTGGAAATTGAGTCTGGACTACACGATATTGCAGAACAGATCAAAGGCTATCAAGAAAGACTTGACGCCATTAGCAAAGTTGAAGATGAAATACAAGAAAAAACCTTCGAAATCTCTGAAATCAAGGCAGAAATTAGATCTGCTAAAGCGGCGCTTGGGACTCTTAAGTGCGAATTGGAGTCGGCGGAACGAGAAGTCGAAGAAGTTGACACCAGCAAACTACAAAAACTTGAAGCCGAGCTTGAAAAAATCAAAGCGCAACGCATTGAATTGTTGGAAGAAAGAGAGGTTCTTAGCATCGTAAGTACTATTCTGAAAGACGGTGGGATCAAGGCTCGAATCATTAGTCAATATATTCCGGTTATGAATAAGTTGATCAATAAGTATCTCGCAGCGTTCGATCTATTTGTCGACTTTCAACTTGACGAGAACTTCAACGAAGTAATCAAGTCTCGATTCCGTGACAACTTCTCCTATGCTTCTTTTAGTGAAGGTGAAAAGCTTCGTATTACCCTCTCAATCATGCTAGCATGGCGTTCTGTCGCTAAGCTACGAAACAGCGTAAGTACTAACCTGCTTATCCTTGACGAAACTCTTGATGGTGCTTTGGACAGCGTTGGTATCGAAAGCTTAATTGAAACTCTACATACACTGAACAGCGACGACAATATTTTTGTAATCTCTCACCGTGGTGACCAGTTCGCTGAGAAGTTCGATACAGCAATTCGATTTGATAAGGTGAAAAACTTCAGTGAGATCGCTGCATAAAGTGGTGTACATTACCATGTCTTTGTGGTATAATATCCTCACAACATTGAACAGTAAGGTAAATTATGACTTCATTCTATACTTCCGTAGAACGTTACGGCAAGAATATTCTTTGGCGAGGCTACGAGAACGGTAAACGATTCTCGTATCGTGTTCCTTTTAGGCCTACACTCTACTTGCATACGCCAAAGAAAGGTGGTGAGTATGAATCCTTAATTGGCAAGAAAACACTACACGCTCAAAAGTTCGGTGAGATGCGAGAAGCTAAGAACTTCATCGAAGAGTACAAGGGTGTACAAAACTTTGAAGTCTATGGTACAACCAACTTCATCACTCAGTTTATTCAAGAACACTATCCTGACGAAATTCGATTTGACATCAACGCAGTAAACATCGTATCATTCGACATCGAGGTCGATATTCGAGACGGTTACGCTGATGTCGAGCAAGCAGACAAAGAAATCACTTCAATCGCCTATAAGTCTTCGAAGTCTTCTAAGTACTATCTCCTCGGACGTAAAGACTATGATAAGACCAAGACGATCACTGGTATCGAGCCTGATGATATTGAGTTCATCAAGTTCGATACTGAAGTGCAGATGCTTCAAGCATTCATCAAGATTTGGTGTCACGATTATCCTGATATTGTGACAGGTTGGAACGTCGAATACTTCGATATTCAATATATTGTGACACGTATCCTTCGACTTCTCGGTGAAGAAAGTGCAAAGCGTCTTTCCCCTTGGAAGTCAATCAACAAAACAACTCGTGAGTTCTTCGGTAAAGTTCAATCAACTTACAAGATCTCGGGCATGACTGTTGTTGACTACATGGACGCTTTCAAGAAGTTCGGTTATAAGTACGGTCCTCAAGAATCTTACAAACTCGATCATATCGCTTATGTCGTACTCGGTGAGAAAAAGTTAGATTACTCTGAGTACGGAAACCTTACTGCTTTGTATGACGAGAACCCACAACTCTATCTTGACTATAACCTTAAAGATACGCTCCTCATTCAAAAGATGGAAGACGAAACATCACTACTTGCTTTGGTGATGACTGTCGCTTATGGTGGCGGTGTAAACTATTCTGATGCGTTCGGTACAGTGGGCATCTGGGAAAGCACGATCTATCGACGACTCATGAAAGATAAAATCGTTCCTCCCATCAAGACGAGTCCTGGCCAACGAGCAGGTGAACTCGTCGGTGGTTATGTAAAAGATCCACGACCTGGAATGTATCCTTGGGTCGTATCTTTTGATTTGAACTCACTGTATCCTCACTTGATGTTGCAATACAACATGTCACCAGAAACCTATCTTCCTAATGAACGAGACGTGGTTACACAAGAAATGGTTCTGGGTGACGACTATCAAAATCGAAATAGTAAGATGTCAGTAGCTGCTAACGGTGTTTGTTTTAGCAATGAAAAACTTGGTATCATTCCAGAAATCATTGACGAGTACTACAACAATCGTTCTCAGATTAAGAAACAAATGCTTGCTACCGAACAGCAATACGAGATTGAAAAAGATCCTGTTGAACGTGAAAAGCTCAAGCGAGAAATCAATCAGCTTCACAACTCGCAAATGTCGATTAAGATTGCTATGAACTCGCTTTATGGTGCTACTGCTAACATCTACTTCTTGTACTATATTAACGACATGGCCGAAGCGATCACTACGTCGGGTCAGCTCAGTATTCGATACGCACAAAAGTCTGTTAACGACTATCTAAATAAGATTCTCAAAACAAAAGACAAAGATTATATCGTCTACATCGACACTGATTCGATTTATGTAAACTTCGGTCCTCTAGTAAAAGAAGTATTCGGTACTACTCAAATTGATCGGGCCAAGGGTGAAGAGTTTCTTGACAAGATTTGCTCTGACAAGATCGAAAAGATTATTGAAAAGGGCTATGAAGATCTCGCCTCGAAGATGGGTGCCTATCGTAATGCTATGGTCATGAAACGTGAAAAGATTACTGATCGGGCGATCTTCATAGCTAAGAAGCGTTATATTCTAAACGCACTCAACAGCGAGGGTGTACACTATGACACACCTAAGATTAGTGTAACTGGTCTTGAGTCTGTTCGTTCATCGACACCAGAAGTTTGTCGTGAAAAGATGAAAGATGTGTTTAAGGTGATCATGAACGAAGGTGAATCGGAAACTCAAAAGTTCATCGCCGATTTTCGTAAAGAGTTTCGAAAACTTCCAGCCGAAGATATTGCAAAGACGTCCGGCACAGACAATATAGATAAGTACAGGAACAAAACAACTCTTTACAAGAAAGGTTGTCCTATGCATGTTCGTGGTTGCATTCTATACAATCACTTCATCACAGAGAAAAAGCTCGACAAGAAATACGTCAAAGTTCAGTCGGGCGATAAGATTAAGTTCTTGTACTTGAAGATTCCTAATCCTCTTCGAGAAAATATGATCTCGTTCCCAGGTGTTCTTCCAAAAGAACTCGGACTGAATGACTATATAGATTATGATACTCAATTCGAGAAGGTCTTCTTGAGTCCTATTGAAAACATTCTCGAAGCGCTTGGGTGGTCTTCAGAAAAAGTTAACACAATTGAAGACTTCTTCAGTTGACATTTACAAACAAAAGTATTATAATGGAGTTATTATGAAACTAATTAGACTTACGACTGGCGAAGAAGTCGTCGCTTCAATTAAAAATGAAACAGAAACTAGCGTTACTATCGAAGATGGAATTCTTCTAATTCCGGCTGGAGAAGGTAAGATCGGAATGGTACCTTTCATGCCTTATTCTGATGGAAGTCCGATTGAAATTAATCGAGCTTCTATCATGTTCATGACGAAACCTAATGAAGATCTTTATCGTCAGATACTTCGAGTAACGACAGGAATCGAAACACAATCTTCTGGAATCGTATTGTAAACAATGGCTTCTATAAAAAAAATATGTATCATTACTAACTTTAGATGTGCTAGCACAGCTTTTAATCTGTTAAAAGCTGAAGAGTACGGAGTGCCTTACAAAGGCGAGTTGTTTAGCCATGAAAAAACTTTTGATATTGGAAACACAGATAAATTTAAAAAATTTTCTGGCACAAGAACCAATGAAAATTTTTACGCCGAGCTAAAGAACAATGAGAGTGTTGAGTGCTGCTTTAAGATCATGCCGGTTCACACTCAATATGATGTAGATTTTTTAATTGACATAGCAAAAGCTACAGATAAGGTTTACTATCTTTATAGAAGAGATTTTTTATCTCAACTTACTAGTTATATCGCTATTCGTGCTTATGGTAACGCACAGAAAACAGGGTTTAGAACTAATGTAGGGTTTAACCAAAGAGAAGAAAGAGCAAGACAGTTAGTGTTAGGCACCCTCGGCGAAGAAAAAACTTATGAACTCGAAATGAGTCTTAAAGACAGAGAGTTGAACGGACTTCACGGTAACATAGGTGTTAAGATGCTGCGCAGACAGCTTATAAGAAATTATGAAGTGATGGCAGAAGCTTATAAGATTTTTCCTGGTGAATTAATATGCAAAGAAGATTACTTCACCGAAGAAAAATATAAGCCATATAACAGAAAGGTTACTTGGAATGAAGATCCAAATTTTGAAGACTTTGATGTCGAAGGTCTATTCATTTGACAAATGCACGAAACTATGTTATAATGGAGAAGTGTTATGATTGATAAGAAAGAAAAAGACGAAGTACTAACTATCTTCATGGAAGAATGCGCAGAAGCTACTGTTGAAGCATCGAAGCTTATTCGGTTTGGTTCAGAGACTTTTGCCGATGTTCACAAGATGGAAGTTGAAGTCGGCGACTTACTTTGTATGATTGATCTCTTAGACGAATACGGTATTATTAATCTAAAAGAAGTCACGCAACACCGTGAAGCAAAGCGTGAAAAATTAAAAAAATGGAGTAACTTGAAAGTATGATTACAATTTATGGAAAACCAAATTGCGGATATTGCAATATGGCAAAAACACTATGTGAACAAAAGGGTGCAGAGTATTCTTACCTCAGCTTAGGTGATGACTATGACGCAGACGAATTTGCAGAAAAATTTCCAACAGCAAGGACGTTTCCTCAGATCGTCGTTGATGATCAAGCTGTAGGAGGTTATAACGAACTAAGGGATTATTTCGACAATGTCTAAAGATTGGGTAGATGATATTAATGCTATGCATGCTCATTATGGTATGCATGAAAGATTTGAAAAATTTACTGACGATGAAAAGCGTTTGTTTCTTGAATTCCGCGCAAACTTTTTACAAGAAGAGCTTGACGAGTTAAAAGCAAACATGGACAACCCTGAAGAGGTTGTAGATGCACTGATTGACCTCTGTGTTGTTGCTATTGGTACACTTGACACTTATGGTATTGATGCTCACAAGGCATGGAACGAAGTTCTAAAAGCTAATATGAACAAACAAGTTGGAGTTAAAGAAGGTCGTCCGAATCCACTAGGGTTGCCTGACCTTATGAAACCAGAAGGTTGGACTCCTCCTTCTCACGAAGGTAATCATGGTAGATTAACTAAATAACAAGGAGAAAACAATGCGAACTCTAATGATTGAAGCACTAAAGGCCCACGCTAAAGGCCACATTCAAAAGCATAAAGCAAATGTTGAGGTGTATCTTAATCATCCGGCTGGTGTAGCAGAACACCCAGATGTTATTGAGACTATTGAAAAAGAACTCAACATGATCGCAGAATATCACGACCAGCTCGAAGTACTCGAAAAATATTTCTAATGGCTTACACAAAAAGAACGTGCCACCATTGTGGATACCGCGACATACAACCAAACATGTATAAGAGGACGATTAAACACGAAATCGGATCTTCTAATGCTAAACTGTCTAAGCGTGCTCTATTAACATCTACCATTTTTGGTAGCGACAGAGGAGCTAGACAGGTTAAGAATTGGGCTTCTGGTAATACATCGCGCTCGTACGTACGAAATAGACAAGTATGGGTTTGCTATGATTGTGATTCAGAATTCTATGAATCTTCTTCAAGTGGCCTATTTTATTATGTTAAAGGCATATTCTATACGACACTTGTATTCTTAATCATGGGATTTATTCTCAGTTAAAAAATATTTAAAAAACAGTTGACATTTACTCCAAACTGTATTATAATTGTATCTGATTGGTGGGAATTGGCTATGACGGCGAGACGAAAGTTTAGGACCCACGAAGGCATCGAACCACCAATCTTCTTATGTTGCCGAGTTGAAGGCAATTAATTGAAAATTGAAATCGGAGTAGAAACGATGGAATATAGTGTCAAAGTAATGTCGGCACAAGAAATTGTCGACCTTCTCAATACTGGAAAATTAAATCCAGATCCTATCGGCCAACGGCCACCTGTATCATCAGGCGTAAAAAAATCTGTAGCAATCATTAAAGGTCTCATGTCGGGATTCGGTTGTGGTATGCTCACTATTCGTGACATCCGCAACGACAAAGAATCTCAAAAGATCTATGGTTGTGATTATCTTGTTATCGATGGCGGACACCGCTGTCGAGCACTTAAAGCATACTATTCTGGAAAGATTCTAGTTAACGGTGAGAAATACGTTGATTCAGATTTTGACTTGAATGATGTACAAATCCCCGTTGATGTGCGTGTGTGCTCAAGCAAAGAAGCTTCCGTTCTGTTCAAGAACATTAATACTACCACACCCACTAACTTCATGGAAATGGTTATGTCCGATGAAGAATCTCTAGTGTGTGAGTATATCCGCAAACAAACTTCTTATGTGCGTGAGTACGGTAACGAACCACATTCAATCTTTGAAAAACTAGTCAAACCAGACGGTAAGCTTATTGTAAGTAACTGGGTAGACCAACAGCCTAATCCTCGTAGGCGCTGGGACGAGTTTGTAGCAATCGCTATTATTCGTTCGGTGGGAAAAGGTTTAGTCGACGCCGGTCAAACAGAAATTGAGAAACTTTGTGATGATGAAGTCTTAATTAGTTCATCAGTTAAGACTATGGTAACTGACTTTTTAGACGCTACATTACGACTACGACAATTTCGAAAGTTTCAGTTAAACGACGCCATCTTCTCGGCATTTTCTGTTTACTACTTTGGTCTTGTAGGCCAACACGGTAAATTTAAGATCAGTGACGAGGAAGCTTTCTTTAAGAACTTCATGAGTACATATACGAGGTTGACTGGAAAGCAGGACAAGAGTCTAGAAAAAGAAACGCTTGAGTACAAGGGTAACGTATTCTTCATCAAAGAATTCGTCCGCAAATACCGTCGACACTCTGCAGATAGTACTGCGCAAAAAATTGTGTTCGACCTATTTACAAAGCACTCAAACTGTGATACAATAGGCATTACAATTTTGGATAATACTCGTTCACTAAGTAAGACTGATCGAGAAGAAGCGCTGGCTGCTCAAGGGTATGTCTGCGCTATCGACGGTTTACCACTTAATCTCGATGAAGCGGTATTCGGTCATGATACTCCTTGGTCTAAAGGTGGTAAGAGTGAGTTAGCGAATGGTGCTATGATTCGAGCAGAACACAATCGAGACATGGGTACCGTAACTCTTGACGAGTATCGTTTAATTTTAAGTATGAGGAAACAAAATGAGCAAGCAGCAACAGCCTGAGTCAGTCAACGTTCTTCAAGAATGTGTTGAACTACAATTAAAAAAGTCTCGTGATTATCAGAATCCGAACTCAACCGTAAAGCAAGCTGACTACTACCCTAATGGTATCGTAACTATTCATGACATCATGCACGCTAAAATGCTTCGCATGAAATCAGTTATGGAAGCTATGCAGTCAGCTGACTATGATCCGAACTTTGAATCACTTGAAGATTCGGCTAAAGATCTCATCAACTACGCAAGCTTCTTTGTTTCGTATTGCCGCGGTGGTATCAGTGGTCAAGATCCGAACAAAAATGTTTTCAACAGGAATAAAAAATGAAACCGAATCCTTTTCTGTTTCTTACTTTAGTGTTAGCAGTATTATTCTTTTTTCCTTTAGCGACAATTTGGTCTCTAAACACTTTGTTCGAAACTGGAATTGCTTACACTTTTAAAACTTGGTTAGCAGCAGTATTTTTACAAATGGTAACCTTCGGTGGTGTTAGTAGCACCATTCGACAAACATCTAAATAATGGAGATTATATAAAATGGCAAACGTGATTATCCCCTCTTCTGAAGAAGACCGTAAGCGTATTCGTGACGCTATGGAAGAAATTAGCAACTCGTATACTCGAGTCGAAGCTGAGCGTGACTTCGTAAAAGAAGCAATTAACAACCTAGCCGAAGACGTCGATGTTCCTAAGAACATTCTTCGTAAAATGGCTCGTATCTATCATAAGCAAAACATGGCCGCAGTAGTATACGAAGTGGAAGATATTGAGGCTCTGTTGGAGTCAATCTAATGAATAATGTAAAAGGCATCCGACGAAAGATCTTAGATCGTTTTCTCGACGAAGATTTTGTCATTGATCGAACTGGTGCCAAAACAATTGAAATTATCGGTGAGTCTTTTGTTGCTGACGAAGATTGGGTTATTCGTAAAGCAAATAAAGAATACATCGAGCGAGAACTACAGTGGTATGAATCACAGTCTTTGTTCGTTGATGATATTCCTGGCGAGACTCCACAGATCTGGAAAGACATCGCTGACCGTGAAGGTAAGATTAATTCTAACTATGGTTGGTGTATCTTCTCAAAAGAAAATGGTTTGCAATACGAGAACGTAAAAGCAGAACTGACTGCTAATCCGAATTCTCGTCGAGCGACTATGATCTACAACCGCCCTACCATGCATACTGATTTCTGTAAAAACGGTATGAATGACTTTATGTGTACTTATGCAAACACCTTCATGATTCGTGACGGTAAGTTAATCTCTCACTATATCATGCGTTCGAATGATGCAGTGTTTGGGTTTAACAATGACGTTGCTTGGGCTAAATATGTTCAGGCTCGACTCGCTAAAGAACTTGAAGTCGAGGTCGGTGATCTTATCTGGACCGCTTCGAACTTTCACGTGTATGAACGTCACTTTAAGTTTATTGAGAAATTGATCGATGAAATGGGACAAAAGATTTATTAATCTCGCTCGAGAAATTTCGACTTGGAGTAAAGATCCAAGTACGAAAATTGGGGCGGTTATCGTAAATGATGACCGTCGCATTCTTGCGACCGGCTACAACGGCTTTCCTCGTGGGATAAGCGACAATGACTGGCGGTATGAAGATCGAGAAGAAAAGTACAAGTATGTAGTTCATGCTGAAATGAATGCGATCTACAACGCGACATTCAATGGTATCTCTTTGAATGATTCGACACTCTATGTTTGGGGTTTACCTGTATGTAGCGAGTGTGCTAAAGGTGTTATTCAAGTGGGTATTAAAAAGATTGTTATGCCTAAGCTTGATTTCCCTGAACGCTGGGTTGACTCGTTTCGAAAGTCTCGAGAACTTTTCTTAGAAGCCGGTATTGACTGGTATTTTTTAGAAGTTGACGAAGAAGACGAAGACAGTTGACAATAAATAGATTCTTTGATATAATGGTAAGATTATGAAAAAGATTGTAGTGATAGACAACTTAACTGAAACTTTCAAAGGATCTATAGTTCGATCAGGTCTGCAGAAAAGTTCAAAACTCGATGCCCGTGCTTTCGCTAAGATGGGCTACAACACTCACTTCATTTATTGTGGTGAGTGCAAAGACGATTATAACTATACACATCACGTAGTTAACGAGCTCGGTTCTAAAGATCGAGCGATGGCTGAAGGCAAGAATCCTTCTCGAGTTTCTCGTTACTACATCAAAGCATATCTTGATTCAGTTAAAGATGTTCTTCAAGACGCTGACTATATTATCGCTCACTGTCATAGTGTTTCAATGATTACTCTAGTCAATAGTCTAGTTAAGAACAAACGCATCATGTTTGTCATTCATGACGTGATTGATCTCATGTGGTGTTATGGAACGAGTGATGTTATTCGTCGTATGCGCGCCACGGATCGCAACATGGTATACGTTGCTACGAACTCGAAATACTCGGTTCAGCGCATGACTGACATTCACTTGCGAGCTGTTGCTGCAAAATATCCAGAAGCTCCTATGCCAGGCGAAGAAGCTTTCGATGGTTATGTCAAACACTTCGTTTGGACTGATGAAGTCGTAACAGAAGACGATATTAAAAATGTTGAGAAAAAATCTGCTATCATCGGTCGCTATGAGACATCTAAGTTTCACCATAAAGTTTATGGGTACAAGAATCCAGACAACGTAATCGTTCACTATGGTATTAAAGATCCTCGTCGAGATAAGACCGGTAAGTACTATGAGAAGCTTACTAAGACTGCTAACGCTTATGCCGAGAATCTTTCTGACGACGATTTGTTTAAAGCTATTAAGAGCTCACAGTCAATTATTCTTCCGTGCCATCACGAGGGATTCGGTTATACTGCTTTCGAAGCAGGCATCTACGGAGTGTGTCCAGTAATCTTCCAACGAGAACTCGAACACTTAGGTGTTTGGGCTCATGCAACATCCGAGTATCTTACTCGAGCGAATGTTAAGCACTTTGTCGCCGACTTCAACAATCCCGATGACATATATAAAGCTATAGACGAGAGTATAAAGATCAGCATCGAAGATCGTTTTGAAATATCTCGTAACCTTTTAAATTATTTTAGCGTTGAGAACTACGTTAACGAGCGAATCGAATTACTTGATTCTATGGAAGAGCGAGTCTCAACCCAAGTTGATCTTGAGGATTTTTTTGTATGATTAAACACGCATCTATCGTACCGCTGATCGGTGGTGAGACCATCGGCTCAGAACTCGCGTTTGGCGAGAAACCCACCTACATGATGTCGTACGAGGCCTTCGCAGCCAACGACGCTCACGCCCGTAATTACTATAGCGGTACTCCATACTATGTTCTAGATAAGGGAGAGAAGCCCACAGAGAGTGTAGACGTAGTATCTTCTGTGTGTCCATGTGCAGGACTGTCTCAGCTATCTCACGGATTCGGAGACGACAACCCTAACAACCAGTGGATGGAAATTACTGCTGAACATGTTCTTGGAACAGTAAAACCTAAAGTGTTCTGGGGTGAGAATGCGCCAGGCTTCGCAGGTAAAATCGGCGACACAGTTCGAAACAAACTCAAACAGATCGGAAAAGAAAACGGATATACTATGACTGTATATCGTACTCGATCTCTACTCCACGGTGCACCACAAATTCGTGAGCGTTCTTTCTACTTCTTCTGGAAAGATACTAAAACTCCTCTCTTAAGTTGGTACAATAAGCAATATACTAAAATTGAAGATGTGATTCGAGGTGTAGCAGGCTCAAACAGCTTTACTGATCCTATCAATCCAAAAACTCCGAGTGTAGATGATCTCTATTATAAGTTCGTGTTAGAACACATTCACGGTGGTATTAGCCATAAAGAATTCTTTGAAATCGCTGAGCCACAAAGAGTAAGAGCACAAGACATGTTTTCATATATCGAACGTAGCGGATATGACTACAAGCAAGTCGGAGAATGGATGGAAGAACATGGGTACGAAAGAGAAGTTGAAAAGTGTTTACGAAAGTATGAGAAACTCAAAGCTGGTGGAAACATCATGCGACGCGGTACTATCATTCCTAAAGATTACATTGGCGCTTTCGTTGGTCATTATCCTACCTGTCTTACTCACCCTGATGAAGATCGTTATATTAACTATCGCGAAGCTATGGCAATCATGGGACTACCTAATGATTTTGAGCTCCTCAATCCGAAGAGAAGTGCAAACCATATTTGCCAAAACGTTCCCGTGCAAACAGCTAGAGACATGGCGACGGAAGTAAAGAAATACCTAGAAGGTAAGTTACAAATGGTTGACGCTGACTATGTAGTACAGTACAATCATACACAGAAATCAGAATACTTAGAAAAACACGACACGCTAGAAGCCTTTATCTAATGAGTGATATTTTCGTCATTGATGACGTGATTTCAAAACCAGAACAAGATCGTATAGAAAAACTTATGTTTTCTAAAACTCTGTTCTGGACGTTCTTCGATGATGTAGCTTTGAGTGATCATGAAAATGAACTACTAGGAATAAATAAAAAGACGCCGGCCGTAGGTTGTTATTTTAAGCAAGAAAATCCTCCTTACTTTTTTGGAAGAATGTACTTTCAAGTCGAAAACGTTGCGCGGCAAGCAGCAAAGAAGGCGGGCATCAAATTTGACAGTATAGTCGATGCTCGTTCTTTTCTAATGTTTCCCTTGCATGAAAACGTAAGAAAGGAGTACGACAATATTCACGTCGATATGCTTGAAGATCATTGGGTTTGCTTATACTATGTAAATGATTCTGATGGAGACACGGTTCTCTTTAAACAAACTAAAGAAGATATGAATAACGACTTTGAAGTTTTTAAGAACACTAAGTTCGAACCTCTAAAGCGAGTAACGCCGAAGAAAGGAAGAGCAGTAGTATTTAATGGAAATAGATATCATAGTAGCACAGCACCGACTAACGGTGTTCGATGTATTTTAAATTTTGATTTGAGATAAAAATATGAAAGATTTGATTTTTGATTTTGAAACACTGGGATCTGAACCTACTGATTGCGTAGTCATTGATTGCTCAGCTATGGTTTTCGATTGGGATAAAATGTTGTCTAACGATCCTTACACACTTAAGGACGTTGCATTAGCTAAAAAGTTTAAGCTCTCTGTTTCCGATCAAGTTAAAAACTATAACTATAAGATCGAAGACGATGTGCTAGAATTCTGGCAAAGGCAAGAAAAAGAAGTTCGCAGTCAAATTAAACCTCGTCCAGACGATCTTACCGTCGAAGAGTTCGTAAAACAATTTCACGACTTAGTCATAGATTCTGGCGTAAAGCATTGGTGGTCTCGATCGAACACCTTTGATCCTGTCATTCTAGTCAGACTATTCGACTCCCAAGGTAAGAAACAACACCTCTACGAGTATCTTAAGTTTTATCTCGTACGCGACACTCGTACGTACATCGATGCTAAATTTAATTTTAGTAATAGTAAAAATGGCTTTTGCCCAGTAGAAGATACTGAAGGTTGGGAACGAGCCTTTAAAGCACATGACAGTTCTTTTGATATTCTAGCAGATGTCATGCGCTTACAAGCAATTGTTAGAGCAGAAAATGATTTGGAGCAAGTTAAATTATGAAAATTGAAATTCAAGTAGATGAACTAAGAAAGTATAAGCTTTTTGTGGGAACACCTATGTATGGTGGGATGTGTGCCGGGATGTACACCAAGTCTACTAATGATTTAAGTATGTTATGTGCAAATCATAGTGTCGGATTGCGTTATTACTTTCTATTCAATGAAAGTCTCATTCAGCGAGCTCGAAACTACATCGTTGATGAGTTTCTAAGATCTGAATGTACACATCTTCTATTCATCGACGCTGACATCGGCTTCAATCCTCGAGACGCCTTAGCTCTACTGGCTATTCAAGTATCTGAACCAAACCGATATGACATTGTAACCGGACCTTATCCTAAGAAAACAATTGCTTGGGAGAAAGTAGCTCGCGCTGCTGCTGAAGGTTTTGCAGAAGAAAACCCCTTTACGCTAGAGCAATTCACTTCGGACTTTGTGTTTAATCCTGTTAAAGGTATGACACAGTTTAAGTTAGGTGAGCCTGTGGAAGTAAGAGAAGCCGGCACTGGTTTCATGCTGATCACACGAGAAGCTCTGCTAAAATATCGAGACGCTTATCCTGAACTTGCTTATAAACCAGACCACGTTCGAACAGATCAGTTCGATGGCTCTCGAGAAATCACCGCTTTCTTTGACTGCGCTATCGATCCTGAGTCAAAGCGGTATCTTTCAGAAGATTACTTCTTCTGCCATAAAGCTCGTGCCGCAGGACTTTCTGTCTGGATGTGTCCTTGGATGCAAATTAATCATGTTGGTTCTTATATCTTCAGGGGGAATATGGGAGCCATCGCTCAACTAGGAGTGACTGCTACAGCAGACAGAACATCTAGCAAGAAAACATATCAAAAAAACAGTTGACATTTTGACCAAACTAGTGTATAATAATCAAGTAATTTTTCAAACGGAGAATCTATATTATGAAATTTTCAAGTGAAACTTTGGCTGTTCTCAAAAGCTTTACCGCTATCAACAAATCTATTCAGATGAAACCTGGTAATGTTTTGAAAACAATTACTCCAGAGAAAACTCTCATTGCTATCGCAGAAATCCCAGATGAAATTCCTTCAGAGGCTTGTGTCTACGATCTGTCGAGGTTCCTATCAATTTTGAGCCTTTATAATGATCCAGACGTCGAGTTCGGAGATAAATACTTTATTATCTCTGAAGGTAAGCGTAGAACCAAGTACGTCTATGCAGATGTATCAATGATTCATACGCCGCCTGAAAAAGAGATAAATATTCCTTCAGAAGACGTTGTTGTGAATGTAACTCAAGGTGATCTATCTTCGGTTCTTAAAGCAGCAGGTGTTCTACAATTTTCAGAGATCGCATTTGTAGGCGATGGCGACAAATGTTATCTGAAAGCTATCGACAGTTCCAATGAAGGCGCAGATGACTTTGGCGTCGAAATTGGTGATACTGCCGATAAATTCAAGGTGATCATTAAAACTGATAACCTTAAACTAATGCCTTTAGACTATCAAGTAACTCTTTGTTCGAAGGGAATCTCAGAGTTTAAAGGAAAAGGTGTCACATATTATGTGGCAATTGATTCAAAGTCGACTTATAATAAGGGTGAATAATTATGAATGGACAATTCCAACAACAGCAAGAGCAAAAGGTTGTTATCAACCTAGGTGATCTTAGCACAGTACTTCAGTTGATCGATGTCGTATCAACTCGTGGCGGGTTCCAAGGCAATGAACTGGCCGGTGTCGGTTTGCTACGCAACAAGATCGAAGCCTTCCTACGTCAGAATGCTCCTCAGCAGGATCCTAACGTAGCAGGTGAAGAAGTAGATGTTGCTATGCCAGCACAAGGTCCTTTGGCTGACAAAGTAATCGACTAAGATTGCTTAGACCTTTCTCGAGAATAGGGGACTCAGCTAATGCTAGTCCCCGCCTTTCGAATTTTTATTTTATATTATGATTATGGTGAATAAATGTCTATTGACGCAAAAGCAAATGAAGTGCTGTGGGTGGAAAAATACAGACCCCAGCGTATTGAAGATACAATCCTTCCTGAAAAACTAAAAAAGACTTTTCAAAAATTCGTTTCTGACGATTCAGTTCCTAATCTTCTTCTTACTGGTGGTCCAGGCGTAGGTAAGACTACTGTCGCTAAAGCCATGCTCGAAGAGATGGGCTGTGACTACATCGTTAAGAATGGTTCTCTTAATGTGAATATCGACACTCTTCGATATGAAATCTCTACATATGCATCATCAGTTTCTCTTTCAGGTGGACGTAAATATGTAATCTTCGACGAGGCTGACTATCTTAACGCAGCTTCAGTCCAACCCGCTCTTCGTAACTTTATCGAAGAGTATTCAGCCAACTGCGGTTTTATCTTTACTTGTAATTTTAAAAATCGTATCATAGCACCTCTTCGTTCTCGTCTTTCAGAAGTCGATTTTACTATCGAAACGAAAGATCGTCCGGCTCTTGCTGCTTGCTTTTACAAGCGAGTACGAGCTATTCTTGACCAAGAACAAGTAGAGTATGACAACAAGGTTGTCGCTAAAGTTATCGAGAAACACTTTCCCGACTTTCGTCGAGTACTAACCGAACTACAATCTTATGCAGCGTCCGGCAAGATTGATGAAGGTATCTTCGTTAATCTCAAGCAAGAATCTATTGACGCTCTGTTCGGACTTCTAAAAGCAAAAGACTTTACTAACATGCGTAAGTGGGTCGCTAATAACTCAGACCAAGATATGAACGAAATGTTTCGTCGAATCTATGACGCAGCTACGAGTAAGGTCGAGTTCCGTAGCCTTCCTGGTTTCATTGTTACGATGGCTGACTATATGTACAAAGCAAACTTCGTTGCTGATCAAGAAATTAACATGGTCGCTTTTCTAACTGAAGTAATGATTGAATCGGAGTTCGCATGAAGCCAACAGTTACAGACGAAGTAGAACAAACTGAAGCACAGCGCCGTACTGAAATATGCAAAAGCTGCGAATTCTATAAACCTATGCTGAATCTGTGTGGTAAATGCAATTGCTTTATTCCTGCTAAGACGCGTCTCAAAGCGTCATTCGGCGGAAAGTGCCCGCTAGGAAAATGGTAATGTTTAAGAAGAAACTCGAGTGTTTCAATTGCTCTGTGCGTATAAAAGGAGGTGAAGAATATACAATCAAGCTCGAAACACTCGAAGGACCTCATGAAGTTAAGATGTGCGAAAAGTGTGCAGAAGATTTCGATAAAATTATGATACAAGTAGAGGAGATCATACGTGAAAGAAATGAGCCCTTTTGATTTTATGAACGCTGCTTCTTTCACGAAAGAAGATCTCATAAAAGATAATCAGAATCCAGATGTAGCTGAAAAACAATACAATGCTTATATCGTAAATCGTGGTTTCACAAATTTTGATGACACGATTCTACACGCAAATGAAATGAACATGAGACACGGACTATTTCCGGCTGCTCAATTTGATTACTATCGTGCGGTTCTTCGTAAGCGCAAGCGATTTTCAAAGTGGCCTAAAGCAGATAAGAATGCTGACCTAGATGCAATCCAGCAGGTATATCAGTGCAATCGTACAGTCGCTAAGATGTACCTTAACACGCTATCTAAAGAAGGCTTACAGATGGTTCATGATCGTCTAGTAACAGGTGGTTAAGCAATGAAAAAAATAAATAGAATTATATGGTTTTTTGCCATTACCACTAATTACTATAACAAAGGTGATATGCATCATGGACAACGAAGATATTTTTAGAGGCGTCGGTGTAGAAGTTACTCTGCCGACACCCGATAGTTTTCTTAAGATTAAGGAAACACTTACCCGCATTGGTATCTCTTCTCGCAAAGATAAGAAACTCTTTCAATCGTGTCACATCCTTCATAAGAAAGGGCGTTACTCAATTCTGCATTTCAAGGAATTGTTTATCCTTGACGGAAAGCACAACACTTTCACAGATGAAGATAGAGCGCGCCGCAATACAATTGTGAATCTTCTTGAAGAGTGGGAGCTTATTAAGATCGTCGATCCTAATAAAACTAAAGAGCCAGTAGCATCATTAAATCAAATCAAAATTATTTCTTATAAAGAAAAAGATGAGTGGGAGCTCACCGTAAAATATAATATCGGTAAAAAATAAGGATTAGTAATATGGTTAATGAAGGATTCACACCAAAAATTATTTTGAAAGCTTCTTTTAGCCTGTTGCCCGAGTTAAAAGGAAAAACTGTTCTAGAATTCGGAAATAAGAAAAATCATTATGGTGTTTGGCGAGACGATTATTTAAGAGCAGGTGTAAAAAGCTATCATTCTGTAGATCTTAACGGTCTAGATGGCGCTATTCCTATTGATCTAAGAAGCGAATCAGCTGCTGAACAGATTAAAGAAGCTACAGGCCTTGATTCTTTCGACATAGTTACTAATTTTGGTATAAGCGAACACATCCCAGTTCAACGCACATTCTATAAGTGTGTACACAACATTTCTAAACCCGGAACTTTCGTAGTTCATTGGACTCCTCGAGCTCACTATTTTAAAGAACACGGATTTCACGGTTCGATCTGGCACTGCAACGATAATTTTTTCGAAGAACTAACTAAAGCTAATAACTACAAA